TTGAACCACTAATATTTGTAGAACCACCACCTTGAAATGAACCACTAATTAAGTCTGATGTAAATGACTCTGGTAAATTACTTAAATCACTTCCATCTCCAAATAGTTTTCCAAATGAACCAGTTGAAGTTATTGAACCAGTTATATCGTTTAGTAGTGTTACTTTTCCTAATGACGCTGTTTCAGCTTTTACTAAATATGACGCACTTTCTGCAAGAACTTGATGTAGAGAACCAGTATCTGAATCTACTACATAACTTGAACTTTCTGCAAGGAACTGATGTAAATCAGAACCAGTTGCAAAAGGTAATCCTGTTACATCTACTAGTTCTAATGTTCCAAATGATGCACTTGAAAGTATTGACCCTGATATATCTCCGTCTTCTAATATTATACTTCCTGTATCCATTGTTAATGAACCAGTTAGAAGTATTGAACCTGTAAAAATGTGTGTATCGTCTATCGTATCACCAAACTCGTTTGAACCTGATGAATAAATAATAGATGACGATACTAATTCTGTTTTAAATTCTCTTGCGATAACTGAACCTGATGTGGTGATATTACCACTTACAAAAAGTGTGTCGTGAATACCAACAGTTTGTAAAGATGCAGTATCTGAATTTTGTAAGAAAGAACTTGTGTTTGTTGAAGTTACATAAGATGCACTTTCTGCGAGTATAATTTGAATATCACTTCCACTTGCGAAACTACCAGTTTCACTTTCTACAACATAACTTGAACTTTCTGCAAGGAATTGATGTAAATCTGAACCACTTGCGAAACTACCGGTTTCGTCTAATGTCACATAACTTGAACTTTCTTCTAACATTACATTTAGTGAACCAGTAGAAATTGAAGTTACATAAGAAGCACTTTCTGCAAGGAATTGGTGTAAGTCAGAACCACTACCAAATGGTGAAATATGAACCGTATCTATAAGTTCTAATTTACCAAATGATGCTGTAGAAGTTAGAGAACCACTCACTCCCAACCCAAGACTTAAGTCGTGACTTCCCGATAATAGTCCTAAATAAGAACCACTAATTGCTTCTGGGTCTGCTACATTTGTTAGGTCTCCACCATCACCTAATAATTTACCAAATGATGCTGTAGAAGTTAGAGAACCACTCACCCCTAATCCAAGAGTTAAGTCATTACTACCAGACAATAATCCTAAATAAGAACCACTAATTGCTTCTGGGTCTGCTACATTTGTTAGGTCTCCACCATCACCGAATAATTTACCAAATGAACCAGTTGAAGTTATTGAACCAGTTATATCACTTACTAATGTTACTTTACCTAATGAACCGGTATCGGTATCTACTAAATAAGAACCACTTTCACCTAATATTTGATGTAAATCAGAACCTGATGCAAATGAACCAGTTTCGGCATCAAATACTGCGAAATTACTACCTGTTACTTCCAAGTATCCTATGGAAGCTGTTTCTACTGATATTAATCTACTGAAAGATGATGTTGAAGTCAATGAACTTGAAATATCACCAATAAAGGTAATATCATCCATTACTCCTACTGAACCTGAAATGTGTTGTGAACCAGATAATTTTAGTGAACCAGTTATGGTTGCATCTGTTGTTAGGACGCTTTGAATAGTATCATCACTCGAGCCTGAGCGATGAAAATAGATTTTACCATCGGTAGTATTTATCCCCAACTCACCTAATTCTAAAGATGATGTTTGTGGTGTTTTACCAACAACGGCACTTCGTTTTAATTTAATTGATTGAGCCATATGGTTTTACTTATTTTATATAAAATTTAACTATATTTATAGTCAGTAATAAATATAAGAAAGTTGAAAAGTTTGACTTTTTATTTAGAAACTTCCACCATCAATTTCATCAGTTATAACCCAACCACTTCCATTGTATTGAACTAATTGTCCACTTGCGGAAGCTGCGGGAACTAAATCCACAGTTTTGTTTGTATGATTTACAAACATTAAACTATGACTGACTGGGGAAGTGTAATTTAGGGTTAAATCATTTCCAACAGCTAATGTTGAACCTGATACTTGTAGTCCACCTTGTGCATCAATCCTACCTGTTGAATCTAATATTCCATTTATGATAAGATTTTGGTCATTTAAGTCAAGTAGATTTGTATCCGAGTCTATACCGATGTTTGCTCCGTCATCTATAACAATGTTACCATTTAAGGTGAAAGTGTCGTCAGATAGGGAAATAAGGTCTGTATCGGATTGTATTCCTATACTACTTGTTGAGAAGGTTAAATTACCTATTTTTAATGAACCACTAAACTCTTGAACATCATCTCCGGTGTCACCGAATTGATTAGAACCAGAAGCATATATAATAGATGATGATACAAATTCTGTTTTAAATTCTCTTGCAGTTATTGAACCAGATGTTGCAATATCTCCGATTACCGATAATGTTGAAGATATTACAGTTGCTCCCATAGAACCAGTTTGGTCTGATACCATATAAGAAGAACTTTCTGCTAATATTGCGTGTAAGTCAGAACCACTTGCGAAAGAAGCAGTTTGATTAGAATCAACTACTTTTGTTCCTAATATTTCAACCCAACCAAATGAACCAGTTGAAGCTAAACCACCACTTACTGAACCAGTCACATCTAATTGACCAGTAAAACCAACATCTCCGTCTACTTGTAATTTTTGTCCTATAACATCTGTTCCTACACTCAAATTATTTAAAATAAATGTATTATCGGCTACTTTTAAATCACCAAAAGAAGCTGTCATTGTTAATGAACCAGAAATGTTCTTTGATGTTTGTAGTATACCACCTAATATTTGATTTCCATCTCCGTCGAATATTATTCCAGCATTTGCACTTGGGCCGGCTTTAATTGTAAGACCCCCTAATAATGAGGTCATTCTACCGAATTCAGTTCCATCATCTTTGAATATGATATCTCCACCATCTCCGTCAAGTGTAATGTCTCCTGATGAATCTATACCACTATCTCCAACTTCAATTTTTCCAAAAGAAGCCGTTGAAGTGATTGAACCAGTAATATCACTTACTAATGTTAGTTTTCCTAATGAACCAGTATCTGAATTTACTAAATATGATGCACTTTCTGCAAGTATTACTTGTATATCTGAACCACTAGCAAAACTACCAGTTTCGTCTAATGTTACATAAGATGCACTTTCTGCGAGTATAATTTGAATATCACTTCCACTTGCGAAAGGTGTTATGTGGTCTGTGTCTGCTAGTTCTACTTTACCAAATGAAGATGTTGAAGTTAATGAACTACTTACTCCACCAACACTATCAATACTTAATAACGAACCAGTTATTTCAAATGAACCTGTAATTTTATGGGTGTCGTCTAATGTATCACCAAATTGTGTAGAACCACTTTCATAAATAATTGACGACGAAACTACTTCTGTATAAAATTGTTGTGCTGTTACTGAACCTGATGTAGTAATATTACCTTCAACATGCAATGTTGAAAAAGATGCAGTATCTGCGTTTTGTAAGAAAGAACCTGTGTTTGTAGAAACTACATATGATGCACTTTCTGCAAGTATAATCTGTAAATCTGAACCACTTGCGTATGTATCTTCAATTGTTTGAACATCACTTCCACTTGCGAAACTACCAGTTTCGTCTTGTGTCACATAAGATGAACTTTCTGCGAGTATAATTTGTAAATCCGAACCACTTGCATATGAACTTGATTCTGATTGTCTAACATAAGTATCCAATATACCTTGAACATCAGAACCAGTAGCGAAACTACCAGTTTGTGATTCCATAAGATAGGCTGTTGATGCTGATGCATATGAACCAGTTGCGTCTATAAGTATTTGAACTTCTGAACCACTTGCAAATATTGTATTAGATACTGATATAGTATCACTAACAAGTCTACTAAATGAACCAGTAGAAGTGATAGAACCACTTATATTTTTATCGAACTCAACTGAACCCGTTACATTCAACGAACCAGTTATTCCAAACGAACCTGATAAAAACTCCTTTAACTGCTTTCTCTTTAAATCGGCCATTATGAATCAAACTTTCCTTGAGATATAATTTCGTCATCACTCTCAAGATTGTATCCTAAATCACTTGTGTTAATCTTTAATAAAAATATTGAACCACTCTGTTCTATATCTATAGCGTTATGTTCCATATATCCACCATTCATAAAGAATATAAAATCATTTTCAGATGTTGATGTCATACCACTTGGTGCTGATGCTGTGACTGCTGCGAAACTTGCGGTTGCTGAACCAGTCACACCAGTTGCTACTTTTACAAAATTCTTTCTTAGATAATCTAATCCAGATGAAGTCACACTTCCTGTTAATTGTGCATTTACATACGCTTTTGAAACTGCTGAACCTTGTTCACTTGGNGCTGTTGGTAATCCTAATACTTCTCCGTCTCCACTAAATGTTAAATTACCAGCTGATGCCATTGTTGAAGTTGCTAAACCAGTAATTGTTTTATTAGTTAATGTATCTGTTGTTGAACTTCCAACAATATTTATATTACTTCCTGCGGCATTATCTATTGCCCATCTGGTTTCACTATGGTCAAATATTAATTGTGCATTTGTAGAACCTACTCTACCAACTCTTAATCCAGAGTCTGTTGATGATAAAGCTGTTGAACCAGTAAAATTTAAATCTATAATAGGGTCTTCTACTGCAAATCTAGAAACATTATTAAATGATGATGAACCTTGAACAATCAAATCTCCAAATATTTTTATACTACCACTTGGAACACCACTTGTTAATACTTGTATTACTTTATTATCATTAGCATCCATAATAACTGGGTCTGTTGGGTGAGCTATCTTTACTTTACCAGCTGTTAATGTATGGATTGTTCCAATATTGAAACTACCTGTTCCGATATTATCTACATTAATTTTATCAAACTCTAATGTATATAATCCAGTTAAAGAACTTGTTACTGCTGAACTTTGTAATGACAAACCACCCGATTGTGGAGCTTGTGCTTGTGTTGTTAAATCAATTAATGTCATACTGACGCCTCTCTTTGAAAACTAATTTGTATGGAAGATTCACTTCCATCACCTGTTGTTGTTGGTGGTAAAAAACTACTATCACCTTCTGTTACTACTGAACCACTTTTTAGTTCCATTCCAAAATTATCAAATGTTAATTTATGAACCCTAAACTTTGTTTGTGTTGTATCAATAAAAAAATCTGCTGATGCTGACTCTGTTTGGTCGACATTAGACAATTGTTCGATACCATTAATAAATATTCGTAATGACCCATTTCTGATACGATAATTGTCAGCTATTGTTGGTGAGAATTCATTATATGTTGAAGTTGAACTATCTATCTCTGAAAATGTGAAGTGATTTCTTTGTTGATAATATCTTTCATTTCCACCCGAAAAGTGAATTATATCTGTATCTACAACTGGAAAACCATTTTTGTTATCGACCGTGTAATTTAAATTTACACTACCAGTATCTTTAAATTGTATTCTATCACCAGAAAATTTAGATTCACTTACTGGAAATGTGAATTGTCTTGTTCTTCCTTTTAAACCGGTTCTCTTATCTATTTCTCTTTGTATCATTATGTTATCTCACTTTGAAATAGTATTGTTACAAAATCAGTATTTTTTAATGTAAATCCTGAATTGTCTGATTGTCTCTTTCTAATCACCACTTCTTTTAAAGAACTTGAAACAAAATAGTCGAACCCACTTGTAAACCCTATTTGATTGTCTGCTGATATTAACTCTAATCCGTTTAATTTTACTTGAACTGATTGACTCATTATTCTTCTGTCAGTTTCTAAAGTTGGTTGATAAATTTGTCCTTGACTTGCAGATAAAGATGATGATTGACTACCAGAAACTCTAAATGATTTTAGATTATAAATAGAATTTGCATTAGAAACTGATAATAATGCTTTTTCATCTCTCGAAGAAGTTGGTTCTCCAATACCCCTCATTATATAATAGGTTTCACCACCGAAAGTATTTGTAAATTCTAAGTCTTGTGCTTGATTACCAACCCCCGTTGATTTTCCTCTAATAAAATCTGTTGCACTTCCTAATCCACTTGGTAGAGAAGAATTACTTGTTGAAAATATTCTTACGGTTTCTGCTCTACTATCTGGTGAAAATACTGATGAAATACTTATACCACTCTCGTCATTAACAACCACTTGTTTTGGTGAGAAAAATCTTCTGTGTGTTTATAAATTCATTAAATGCTTCTGGAATTAAATATCCTTTAAAACTCATATTGAAATTTGTTTTGATAATTCTCTCGTTATCATCCATTTCAGTTGCATCCTCGAACGAATCTATTGATGATAAAAATTTAAATTTATTTGGTTCACCCCAATATGCTCCTTCAGAAAAGTTTATCTGTTCAATAATTGTATTCATTTCTTCAATATAAGGTGTCCAAATTATTGCTTCGTAATTTAAATTCATATAATCTGGAACAGCTGTTGTGTAATATTCTTTTGAATTTAATAATCCTTGAACAACTGAAAATCTATCATATCTTTGATTTTGTGAGTATTTTTTCTCAAATGTATAAAATTGTTTTGGGTCGTTAGCATCTAACTTATCAACCGGCATTGTTTCGTTAGCTTCCATTGAAACTCTACGAAATACAATTAATGGTGTAACTAGTTGACCTTTAACATCACGAACATATCCTTGTTTTTGTATTGAATTCCATCTTTCGGCGTTAGCATAATAAATAGGAACTTTTACTTTTTGTCCGTTTATAACACTCGTTGGTTTAATAACTTCATTGAAATAATACATAATAGCCGCATCAACATCCATCAAACCAATAGAAACATTTTTTACATTGTCCTTTCTTTGGTTTGTTTCAGAACCTCTACCCCGTTGTAGTCCTCTGTTGAGTTCTCTACCTTGTAGTCTTCGTTCTGTTTTTGGTAATGGTTTTGTTCTATTGGCCATTATTCAACTCCTAATTCCAATCCGATTCTATCTGAATATTCTTTTTGTGTATTAACTATACTATTAAATGATTCTGGTAATAAATATCCTTTCATACTTAAATCAAATGTAGTTTTAATAATTCTTTCCCCCTCAAACTCTGAAGCGTCTGTAAATGATGATATACCAGCTTTGAATTTAAATTTATCAGGTTCTCCCCAATAAGAATTTTTTGACCAACTAATTTTTTCAATAATTTTATTCATTTGGTCAATGTATGGTGTAAAAACAATACAATTATAATTTATCGTAACATAACTTGGAATAGTTACNTTATAAACTTCTTCTAATGGTTCATCATTTTCAAATAATGTGGAAGTNTGTGTAAATCTGTTTTCTTTTGAAAATTTCTTTTTAAATGTATAATTAGAACCTTCTGTTGCTGGTTGTAATGAAGGTGTTAGAAATGCGTTGTTTGATTCTCTCGATACCGATGTTCTTTTGAAAATTAATAGTGGTGTAATAAATTGTCCTTTGACATCTCTTAGATATCCAAGTTTTGATATTGATTTCCACCTTTCTGGATTTGCATAATAAATAGGAACTTTAACCACTTGACCATTGTCCACCACTTCAGGTTTAATTACATCTCTAAAGTAATACATCACTGCGGCATCAATATCCAATAAACCAACCGAATAGTTTTTTACATTATCATCTTTACGAGTGGTATCGAATCCTCTGTTAAAATTAGTCTGTGTTGTTAATATTTCTTCTTTTCTTGGTAAAGTTTTACTTCGTTCCATTAAATACTTCTCACTTCTTCGATGTTAAGATTACTTCGTCTTAACAAGTTAGCACCACAAATTACTGAATGAATATGTTGTCCATCGAGTTGTTTATATTGTCCACCTACTAATTGGTTTTCATTTACATTAGTAATTTCCCAATAAGCGGTAAACCACTCGATAACGTCCCCTATTTCCAATACTAAACTTACATCTCTTAGAGATTGTCTTACAAATGAGAATGTTCCTGATTGTCTTAAATCTGGTCCAAATTCATCTGTATTATATGCCATATCTTCTGCTTCAACCAAACAAGCTAATTCGACACCTGGTCTGAATACTTTTCCGTTTGATGTTTCACCATACATATTAGTTTCCGTATTGTTTGCTGATATTTTGTAAACAATTACAGTCTGGTCAATTATTCCACTATTCGCATTATTTAAATCACCGATGAGTTCTTTATTAACTCTATCAAATGTGTCTAAATCTTTTTTTCCGAAAAATCGTGGGTTGGCCATCACTCACTCCTAACCTATGTAGATTGGATATGGGACTTTTTTAAGTTTTTCTTGTAGGAACTCTGACTCATCCTTGTCTGCTTCCATAAGTGCTCTACGAGAAGATTGTTCAAGTATTTCTCTGAGTTGTGTAACAAGAGTTTCTTTTTCGGCTGACGCTTCTGACCTCAATGTGTCACCGTCCAAGTTTGTCTCAGCACCAGGTATTGGGATAGAACCATATTTACTTCTTACTATACCCAACAATTCTTTTGTTAGTGCTAATCCATATTTTCTTATCCATTGTTTTCCTACATCATTAATATGTGTAAATTTCATATTATCGTAGGGTACATTGGAAAAGTCGGAAATTACATCTGAACTTCCTGAATATTCTGTTATTAAAGCATCATCTCTTTCTGAACGAACTACGTATTCGAAGTGTAATTTGTAAGATGATTCTGGTCTTGGGAATATTCTTAATTTGTTATTTCTTAATTGAAATGTATATGCTGATTTTCTGATTTGGTCATTTAACTCAATAGCTTGTACTCTCAACATATCTGCGTAAACTGGCATCATTAAAAATGTAACTGCTGGTGAATAACTACCAAATCCAAATTGGTCTAGTAAATTCATTGAACCACCTCCAGTTCCCGCATAAGGGTCAAAATATCTTTGGACTGCTGGTGTTTCTTCATAAAACACCCTTTGTAGTTCTATTGCGTTACCACTTTCACTTACTTCTGCCCATAGAGCATTTATATCATAAGTTTGTGAACCACTAACCACGTCTACTGAACCTGATTTTACCTCAACTAATCCACCAACTCCGGCTTCTGTTCCGTAAGCTTGTGATAAGAATACACTTCTACCTAAGTTGGGTGTTACTCTCTTGTGAGTTAAATTTGATGATGTTGGTTGTCCTTGTAGTGATAATAAATTGTCTTTAATATTAAATTGATTTATTTGAGCACTATATTCAGACACACTTTCTTCTAAACAAGCGTAAAATTGTTTATCTTGTAATTCCACATTCATTAGTGGATAACCTAATCGTTTTGAACACCAGTCTGCAAACTTTGGAGCTTCACTTTGAAACTCTGAATCTGTATCGTAAAACCCAAACGGGGTATTACCACTAACTGCTGAACCTGAACCAGGCCATATTGGTTCTTGAGCCATATATTTTTCTCCGTTAAATATTCTATAAATAAATATAAGAAACTTATAAAAACCACTATTATAACAAACAAAAAACCCCCAGCGAACTGGGGGTTTTTCTTAGTTGTTAATTAAAAATTAACTACTCGACTTCTGTAATGTTATTTATTACACTTTGTCTACATCTGCAACGATAACTTTACCATAGAATTCGCTTCTGACCATTTTCTTAGCGTATCTGGTCATCACGCCTTTTCTAGGTGTGAAGTTAGTTGGGTCGTAAACAAGTGGTGTCATAATTAACGGCACATATGGTGAATACACAGCACCAGTTTCTAAGAAGTTTGAACCTCTAAATCCAACAAGGATTTGATTTTCTTGCATATAAGGGTTCTTGTATACATTGAATCTATTGTTTAATAGACCAACTTTTTGAACACCCATTGCGTAAGAACTATCTACAG